AATTATTAATATGAGTAAACAAAATAAAAATGGCTAATAAAATATCAGAAGATACACAAGTACAACTAGACTTAAAAACTATTGGTATTATTGTTACTGGTGCAGTTTCCATTGCATCTGTTTATTTCGCTTTACAATCAGATATAGAACTAGCAAAGCAATTACCAGAGCCAGAGATAAAGAAATCAGAGTATGAATTAAAAGATGAATTAGTTCGTACTACGATAATCAATATCAATGAAAAGGTAAATAAGAATAGTGAAAAGCTAGACAAGATTGATGAGAAACTATTCCAAATAATAAAAAGATAATTATGAAAACTTTTTTACTTGTAATATCCCTTTTATTTTCTGTTAGTCTATATTCTCAAAAGGTTACTTTATTGTATGTTAATTCAAGTTGGAACAAAAGCAACGATTATAAACATTTAAGCACACTTAAAAACGTAAGAGTTTTAAAAGTTAATTATGATGACCAGCCAAAGAAGTTTAAGCAACAAGTAAAATCTGTACCAGCAATTATATTGTTTGATGAAAGCAATAAATTAAAAAGAGTATGGCAAGGTGGTTTATCAATGAGATTAAATGTAGACCCAAAGGAGATACAAACAATGATAAATAAAATAAGCAATGACTAAATACTTTAAAGAAGTAGAATACAAAATGGATGCAGACTTTCTTGCTAAACTAGACAAGGCGAGAGAATTTGCTAAAGTACCATTTGTAATTAATTCTGCTTATAGAAGTCCAGAGCATCCAGAGTCTATAAAAAATCCTACGTCAAGTCATATTAAAGGTCTAGCAGTAGACATAAGAACAACTGATAGTAGAACTAGATATAAAGTTTTAAATGCTCTTATACACGTTGGTTTTAATCGTATTGGTATTGCAGATACATTTATACACGTTGATGACGATAAAGACAAATCACAACAAGTAATTTGGACATATTAATATGAGTGATACTAAATTAAGAAAGAACGGAGGTAAAGGTACATTCTTTGGTAACCTTTGGAGAGGTGTTGTAAAGAACAATATTCCAATGGGAGAAACAATTGTTGCTGCTATTGATGGAGGTAATCCAATAGATGTTATAAAAGCTATATCAAAAGACAAAGATATACCATCAAAAGATAAAGAAATGATGTTGGCTGATTTAGAGCAAGATGTTATAGAGATGCAAGAAGTAACTAAACGCTGGGAATCAGACAATAAAGCAGATTCATATATTACTAAAAATATAAGACCATTAAGCCTTGCTTTTTTAACGTTAAGTATGTTTGCTTATATAATACTTGATAGTTCTTTAGATGCTTTTAAAATAGACCAGCAATGGATATCTTTGCTTGGTAACTTACTAATGCTTGTTTACGGAGGTTATTTTGGTGCAAGAACATTAGAAAAAATAAGAAAAAACAAGTAACTACTTTTTTATTTAAAAATAAATATATAACTTTACATTTTTTTAAGTAACTATTTAAGTATTTATATTTATGTATGTCATACATATAATTATATTAATAGATTAAAAATAAAACAATAAATAGATTAAAAATAAATATAAGTCTTGGGAGAACTTGTATTTGTTAATCTGTGTTAATAACTATATTTCTTCAATACATAAATAACTTGTATATTTGAGTACTAGATTATTTTTTCCCATAAAGTATTTTTTAGTTTTGTTTTAATTATCATTTGCATTAAGAAGGAGGGTCTAAAAGCTCTCCTTTTTATATTTTAACATTTCTTTAACACTTTTATATTTTGTTATTACATACTTTTGCTAAAACAGAAAATAATTATGAGAGTAAACGAATCACTTTGGGATGCATTAAAATCTACAATAGAAATGCATACTGAACAAGACCACAACATTACAGATGTGTTGATTAACTATCAAGTTAAAGAGAATAATGGAATTAAAAATATTATTAAATTAAATGTAACAATAGATTAAAATGGAAAAATTAAGAAAGATTCAATGCGAATTAAAAGCACCAAAAAACCAAAGAAACAATTTTGGTAAATACAACTATCGTAGTTGTGAAGATATCCTTGAGGCAGTTAAACCTTTACTGGATAAACACAAATGTACATTAACAATCTCTGATGAAGTAAGAGAAGTATGTAATGTATTGTTTGTTGAAGCAATAGTATTTATATCTGATGGTAAAGATTCAGTACATACTAAAGCACAAGCTGGTATAGACCCAAACAGAAAAGGTATGGATATAGCACAAAGTTTTGGTAGTAGTTCATCTTATGCACGTAAGTATGCCTTAAATGGTTTATTTTTGATTGATGATACAAAAGATGCTGATTCTACAAACACACACGGAAAAGGTGCTAAAACAACTGAAAAGAGTTGGTTAAACAAAGGTACTGCTGAATTTAAGAAAGTACAGACATACTTAAAAGGTGGAGGTAACATTTCTAAAGTTGAAGAAAAGTACAGAATATCAAAAGAGGTAAAAGAACTTTTAAATAAATAAATATGAATGACTTTGAATTAAGAAAAACAAAAAAAGACCATTACAGATTCTTTATCAATGGAGTAGACGTAACTGGCGAACAAGAAAGAAGCACTTTTAGACATATTATAGAAGTGATAGATAATAAAATTACAACTGGATTATAAATTAAAAACAAGTAAAATTATGAGTACAAACAAAAGTTATTTATTAGGAGATGTTGAGTTAAGACTTGACGAAATCAAAAGCCTTAAACAGTATTTTGAAAACGTTTTAACTTACAACGCAAAAAGAGAATTAGTTGCAAAGAAAGGAGAAGATGGAAAAGAGTTAAAGAAATTAAAACTTAACTTTTCTATTTTTGAAGAAGGTAACTACGGACAAAATGTATCTTTTACAATTCCACAAACAAAGGAACAAAGAGATAATGGAGAAAAGAAAAGATATGTTGCCAATGGTAAAATTTACTATGCATCAGACAACTTACAATCTTTTGTTCAAAAGTCAGAAGCAAAGGCAGAGAAAGCAACACCAGTTGCAGCAGATGATTTGCCATTTTAAATTATAAGGGAGGTGTAAAAACCTCCTTTTTTTTTGACTATGTGGAACTATAAAGGACAAAGAATAAAATCAAGAGAAGATTTACCAGCAGAAGCAGTTGGGTTTGTTTACAGAATACTTAACAGACGAACAGAACAAGTTTACATTGGTAAAAAGATACTACTTAACAAACGTACAAGACCACCTCTAAAGGGATATAAAAGAAAGAGAATTGACTACGTTGAAAGTAATTGGATGAAATATACTGGTAGCAATAAAGAAAGTAAAAAATGGGAAATAGAGAATTGTTATAGGGAAATTATATATATTTGTTATAACAAGACAATGATGAGTTATTATGAAACAAAACTACAATTTACCGAAAACGTTTTAGAAAATGATAAATTCTTAAATGATAATATACTTGGTAAATATTATAAGAAAAAAATACAAAAATATATAGATGACGAACAAAACAAAAATACAAGATGATGAAACAAAGAGAATGTTTATGCAACTTATGGAGGATGATGCCTATGTTGATATTAGTGAAGATGTTAAATATCCACCAGTTGCAATAAGTTGTGGCACTTACAATGACATAAATCATAATGGAGATGTTGTAGAATATCATATTCCAATTGGTACTTATGGTAATTTCAGCTTTATACAAGCACCACCAAAATCAATGAAGTCTTTTTTTTCTAGTTTACTTGTATCAGCATACCAAAGTGATTCAAATAAATATAGTGGCTTATTAAAAGGACATAGAAAAGGCAGAAAGATAATTCATTTTGATACAGAGCAAGGAAAGTTTCATTGTCAAAAAGTATTTAGAAGACCAATACTAATGAATGATATGCCAGATGATGATAATTATTATACTTATGCTTTAAGAACAATGAGTTATAAAGATAGAGTTGATTTTATTGATTACATCTTAAATGACAAGTTAGGAGGTAAAGATATTGGTTTAGTTATCATTGATGGTATTGCAGATTTAGTTGCTGATGTAAATAATTTAGAACAATGTAATGAAGCTATACAAAAGTTAATGAGTTGGACAGATGAGTTGCAATGTCATATTGTTACAATTATACATAGTAATTATGGCTCTGATAAACCAACTGGGCATCTTGGTAGTTTTTTAGAGAAGAAAGCAGAAACACAAATTAAGTTAGAAAAGAATGGAGTTAATAAAGGATGGATATCTGTTGAATGTAAAAGAAGTAGAAACAGAGGATTTGAAACTTTTAGTTTTACAATAAATGAAAATGGTTTACCAGAATTTGTAGACAACGATTATGATTTATAAAAAATAAACATTATATTGCGTTTATGCAAAATTGGAAAGAAAAAGATTTATTTGAATGGCTATCAATTAACCATTACAAGACATTAGTAAATAGTAAAAATCCAATATCAAGATGGGATTGCTACGACATTGAAACGCAAAGCAGAATAGAATTAAAGTGCAGAAAGAAACATTACGATACTTTAATACTTGAAAAGTCTAAATACGATGCTTTAATAAAAGAATCAAATAAACATTTTGATATACCAATATACATCAATAGTACACCACAAGGTATCTATCTATTTAATTTAAACAAAGTAGATTTAAAATGGTTTGAGAAATCATTACCAGCCACATCAGAATTTAAAAACAGAAGGTGGGTAAAAAAACAAGTAACAGAAATAAATATAAAACAAGCAATAAAACTAAAATAATATGGAAACAATTAAACTATTAAACAACGAAGTATTTGACAAGCAAGACATTTTAAGCAAGATGATGGATGATGAATTTTACTATGGCTATCTTGGTGTAAATGCATTATCAAGTTCAGCATCAAAGAAACTTTTAGATTCTCCTTATGCTTATTATCGTTCACTAACAGAAAAACAAACAAATGTACAAGCATTAAGAGATGGTCAATTAATACACCTTATGGTACTTGAGCCAGAGAAAGTAGACTACTTAACATTTACAGAAGGCACAAAGGCATCAAAGCAATATAAACTAGCAGTACAAGAAGTTGGCTCACACAACGTATTTACAAATGCAGAATATCATAAAGCAAAAAAGATATCAGAAAGAGTGCGAAGTGTAACCGATGTAAAGAATCTACTGGAGGGTGCAAGATTTGAAATACCAGCAATTGATACTTATAATGATTTAGCATTTAGAGGTAAAGCAGATATATTAAAAGATGGTGTTGTAATAGATTTAAAAACAACTGCTGACATAAAAGGTTTTGAAAGGTCTGCTAATTATTTTTCTTATGACTTACAAGCTGCATTGTATTTAGAATTGTTTGGAGCATTTGACTTTGAATTTGTTGTAGTTGATAAAAGTACACTTGACGTTGGTATCTTTAAATGTTCTGATAACTTTATTGATAGTGGTAAAAGAAAACTTGACATTGCAACACAAAGATATTATGACT